TAAATCAGAATTTGGAGGAATCACATATAATGAAATTTTAGATTGTTTTAATAGTTCAAATAATAGTTTTACAGCAGAAGTTCCAAGTTCGAGCAATTTAAAAGTTACAGAGGTAGTTTCAAAAAATATTGCTAGTAAGATAAAGAAAAATTGCAGAATTAAAATAGCTACAACAAACTCAATACCTTCTGTTGCAAAGGATTGTTTTGCTCAAACTGGTTTTGTTTGGGCTGCAATAAATATATATGGTTATTTACAATAGAAAGGAGAAAAATATGGATTTAGAATTTACAAGAGGCGATACACAAGTAATTAAATTTCAAATAAAAGATGGATATGATAATCCTATTATTCCGACATTAAGCGATAATGTGTATTTTACAGTTAAACAAAACAGCAATAGTAAAAAAGTATTAATAAAAAAAGAATTTCCTGAAAATGGAATAAATTACGAAGATGGATATTTCTATTTTACATTAGAATCTGATGACACAAGTAATTTAGCATATGGTACATATCAATATGATATAGAATTTAAGTCAGAAAAATATGTTAAAACATTAGGATTTGGAAGTATTACATTAACTGATGAAATTACTTTTAAGGAGGATGAATAATGGTAACAATAGGAGATTTAGAAAATAATGAAATTGAATCAATACATATAGAGGGAATAACCAATATTCCATTAATAAAAGGAGAACAGGGTGAAAAAGGTGATAAAGGCGATAAGGGCGAAACTAATAATATAAAAATAGGAACAGTAGAAACTGGAGAAAAAGCAAGTGCAACATTAGAAGGAGAAAGCCCAAATCAAATATTAAATTTAGTTTTACCTAAAGGGGACAAAGGAGAGCAAGGAGAACCAGGTATTAAGCCAGTTAAAGGCATTGACTATTTCACAGAAGAGGAAATACAAGAAATAAAATCAAACATACTAGACCAAGTAAATCAATTTAGTGTATTAGTAGTAGAAGAATTACCAAATGATAATATAGATGAACATACAATATATTTTGTACCAAAAACAAAAACAGAACAAAATGATGTATATGATGAATTTATTTATATCAATAATGGTTGGGAGCATATAGGAACAACAGAAGTAGATTTAAGTAGCTATTATAAAAAAGATGAAATAGATGCAAAACTAGAAGCGGTAGAAGGCAACGAAGTCTATATAGGTAACCCAGCAGAAGCACCAAATTCAGCAAAGATAATAGTAGAAGAAGACGACTTTGTAGAAGGCTCAACACTAGGCAAAGCTGAGGTATATGTAGGAGCAGAAGAACCGACAACTGGTGAAAAGGTGTGGTTTAGAAAAGGGAAGAACTACTTAGATATTTCTAAAGTAAAATCCAGAACAACATATGGAATTACATTTACACCAACTGATACAGGAATAAAAATATCAGGTACAGCAGAAGACACTTATGCTTATGGTGGAAGTATAGGTATTGATTTAAAAAAAGGCAAAACATATACATTATATGGAAATAATGCTGGCAGTACTTTAAAATTAGAATTAAAGAAAGGTACTACAATCATCGCAACTGTAAAAACATCAAATAATAAAATTACATTTACTCCTAATGATGATGTAAATCTTGTTACATTTATATTAGAGGGTATTGTTAAAGGAACTACTTATAATTATGAAATAAGTAATTTACAAATAGAACCAGGTTCAAAAGCAGCACCATATGAACATTATATAGAACAAAAGTTATTTGTCAGAAACTCAAATGGAGTGTATGAAGAACTTTACAACAAAGAGCAAATAAATACTTTAATTAATAGGTCAAGTGTAGGTTATTCAGAAGTATTATATTCGGACTCAACAGGAGTTGTTGCAGGTTCAGCAGGTAATGCTGTTATATTATCAAAATCTGTTTCAAATTATGCTGCAATATTAGTTGTACATCAAAAAGGTTCTTGTGTTGTAAACAATAAATTAAATACACAAAATTATGGCTATGGAATAAATATACATTGGTTTAACGAAGGACTAGCTGGAACATTTTATGATAATACAGTTTATAAAGTAGTAGGATTATGCAAATTGTAGGAGGAAGTTATGAAAATAAAAAAGAAAAACACAACAATACCGATTTCAGGAAAAATAGTAGATACAGAAAATGTAGAAGATAAAACAAGTAATGCACCAAGTTTGAGATTAACAGAAGAAATGACAAAAGATATATATTCGACAAAAGAGCAAGCTATTGGTACTTGGATTGATGGAAAAACAATTTATCGAAAAGTATATCATATTGATACAGTAGCAGGAACTACTCAATATCAATTAGATACTAATTCAAATATTGATTTTATTACAAGATATAGTGGTTCAATATATAACCCATCAACAGGAAGTTTGTATGCATTAGGCTCTGTTCATTCTGAAAACACAAGCCATAATTATAAACAACTTTATCTGAATAAAAATGAACAAGTATTAAGAATGGACATAGGAGATTGGCAAACTACTGGTGAATGGAAATTATATATTATACTGGAATATACAAAAACAACAGATTAGGAGGAAGTTATGAAAGTAAGAAACTCAAACGGAGAATTAAAAGAATTAGTAATAAAAGCAAATGATAGCATACCAGCTGGTTCAGTCATAGACTTTGATGGAGATGTAGTGCCTGAGGGGTATGAAAAGGCAGAGGATGAAGATTGGGAAAATTTAAATGAAGATTATGGATGTTATTATAAGATGATAGGAAAGCAAGTATTTATAAGGGCAGTATCAGAAAAAAATGTAACATTAAAAGCATTTGCGACTAATATAATTGGAACATTACCAGACAAATACAAACCAGCTTATCAAATTAGATTTAATCCATATTCGAGAAGCTATAGTACAGTTTATTGTGAAATTAATACTAAAGGAGAAGTCTTTTTATTTAATTGGGATGCGGAAAAGACTTTTGAAAAAGGGCAAATTGCATTTTATATAAATTATTATGTTGATTAGGAGGTGTAAAGATGCAAGATACAGAATTAATTGAAAAAGTAGCACACTTAGAAGAACGAGAAAAGTCAAATACAAAAAGAATAAATGAAATAGAAACAGAAGTAAAAGAAAATAGAGAATTAACAATTGCTGTTAAAGAAATAGCAACAGAAATAAAACATATTAGAGAAGAACAAAACAAAATGAATGAACGCTTAAAAATAATCGAAGAAAAGCCAATTAAGGACTATGAAGAAACAAAGAAACAAGTAAAAGGCAAAGTAATTTCTTTTATAACAGGAATAATATTAACAGCAATAGCTTTTGCACTAGGATTAAGTAAATTTATGTAGGAGGTGAACTAATATGGAAAAAATAAAAACAATAGCAAAATATTTAACAAATATATTAGCAATAGTAAGTGCATTAGTAGCAGGAATAAATGCAGTAGATGGAATAACAATACCATATGCAATACAAATAGTACAAGTTATTGCAGTAGTACAAGGAGTTATTGGAACATATTTGTTAGGACAAAAAGCAATAAGTAATAAGGAGGAATAGTTATGGAAGATGAAATTGTAGAAACAATGGAACTTGCAGAAGAAGATACAAGAGGGGAGGTAAACGAATAATGAATATAGAAGATAGACTATTAACAATAAATCAATATTCAAGAAGTGGAGAAAAGCAAAATAAAATTGAAAAAATTGTAGTTCATTGGGTTGGAAATGCAGGAAGTTCAGCATTAGGCAATAGAAACTATTTTGAAAGTTTAGCAACATCACATAAGACATATGCTTCATCTCATTATATAATCGGTTTAAATGGTGAAATAATAAGATGCATACCAGAAAATGAAGTTGCTTTCCATAGTGGTAGTTATTCAATGAATAGAAAGTCAATTGGAATAGAAGATTGTCACCCAGATTGGGAAGGAAAATTTAATGACAATACATATAACAGTTTAGTAGAGTTATGTGCAGATATATGCAAGAGATACAATCTAGGAATAGATGCAATTATAAGACATTATGATGTAACAGGAAAAGAATGTCCAAGATACTATGTAAGAAATGAACAAGAATGGATTAAATTCAAAAATGATGTAGCAAATAAAATAGGACAAGCTACAACTACAGTAGCAGTACCAAAAGTTGAAGGGAGTGATGAACCAGTGAGAAGATATAAAAACGGTTCAACAAAAGAAATTATATATGCAGATACAAGCTTAACAAAAGTTATAGGAAGT